CTGCCCCCGCCGTGACAGGGTTAGGCAGATTGGCCACCAACACAGGGGGAACCTTCACGTAACCCGCAACAGACACATTGCTAAGTGCGGTCGCAATCCACGTTGCCAGCCGCGAAAACGACAGCTTGCGCGCATCCCCGTTGCCGCTTGAATACACAGGCAATTGATCGCCAGCTTGCGGCGTATCAATAGCGGAAAGCTGATTAATAGTCGGCATTACTCAAACTCCAACTCACCGTCCGGCCCCGCATCAATGCCTTCGGGGTCAGGCACAAGAAACGGATCAAGCTGCCAGCGCCAAGGCTTGTTGCCAGCGCCCGCAATCGTGCGGCCCAAACTTACTTCACCCGGCAGAACCTTGCCAAGCAACATATTCAGCGCCCTATGCGCCCCAGTCTTTGTTTCCGCCGCGACCTGCTTGCCAAACTGCGGTGCAATCCGAATAGCAAGGTTAAGGACAATCGCTTCCCAAGCACGGTCAGGAACCCCCGCCTCGGTATCAAGATCACCCCCTTCCACGCTGCCGGGGATAGGATAGCCCAAGCGAAGGCCCATCCCGTCCCATTCTGCCATCATCCCGTCAAGCCTGCGCAGAGCTAGTTGCAGTTGCTCGCTTGGGATGTCGAACACGTAGTCAGCCAAGCCCAATTCCGCGTGAGCCGCTTCAATGAGTTGGCGTTTAGTGGTCATCGTGCCGCCGCAATCCGTTCGGCAAGAACCTTGTCACTGGTGCGCGCATTGAACGACACGCCCAGCGCCTTCGCTTCCGCTTCCAAAGCTTCACGCTCGCCTTCGCTTACATCAGCGACAGCAGCCGCAGCCTCAACCACTTCAGCCACAATCAATCCGAGCGCCGCCGCTCTGCTATCATGCCAGCCCGTTGCCTTCATCGCGGCATAAGCGTCCGCGTCCGCAGCGTTGCCAACCGAATAGCCGCCCTTATACGGGCCGCCCTTGCGGAACATCATTTTGGGAAAGTCGCTCATTTCTTCTTCCGCTTCTTGCCCGCCTTGCTCATTGCAATAGCGATTGCCTGCTTTTGCGGCTTTCCAGACCTCATCTCTGCACGAATGTTGGCAGAAATAGCCTTAGCCGACTTACCCTTCTTCAATGGCATATTTCACCTCAAAGGGAAAGGGCGGGAGCCGGAACCCCCGCCCCTGCTTTTTACGGAACGAAGAACAGAACGCCGTTCATTTCAGGGTTGGTGTTGACCACCCCGAAGTAGGTGTCCAGCGTGTAGAGGCTGGTGAAGGTGCTGTTGTCAAACTTCTTCGACATCACAACTTCAAGCCCCTGATCGGTCGTTCCGCGCATCACGTCAACGCCCTGATCAGTCGGGACAGCATAGCGACCCGGCAGCAGTTCAACGCTGTCGTAGTGCCAGAACGGGTTCAGCGCAGTGGCCTTGTCGTTCAGCGGGGTAATCGCCGCAGTGGCCGAGGTCGAAACGACTTCGCAGTTCTTATACTGAAGTTCGACATCGGTCGGGGTCGAGTTCGCACCAATCATTGGGGGCGAAATAACCATCGTGGTGCCGTCCGTGATCGAAATCACGCGGAACGTCTTGGGCTGGCCAGTCGGCTCCTTGGTGATCTGATGCACGTTCTCGATACCATCAATCGTGAAAGCATCGCCAGCGGTGAAACCGGCAGTGCTAGACACGGTGACAGTCTGGTAACGGTTGTCCACGTTGTTGCCGTTGCCGTCCACGGTCTGCGGGACGTAACGAACCTGCGCGCCGTTGGTGGCAATCGTGCGGGTGGCGGTGTTAGCGCCGAGACGCACAAAGCCGTCGGTCTTGAGGGTTTCAAAACCAGCGACCATGCCCACAAGCGAACGCTCATAAGCATTGGTAGGCTTACCCTGCATGGTCTGGCGGCCAGCAAGATCGCCTGCCATCCCGTTATAATCGCGGGTATTCAGCGCGAGGTAACGGTCACCCTGCGGAACGCCGGTTTCGTTCATGATAGCGTCGCACAGTGCAACGTCATCATAGCCCGATGCAGCAGCGGGGACAGCAACAGTCAACGTGCCCTGAAGCGACACAACGTTACGGACAGCGGTGTTGATGTCCGAGGCAAGGCGCTGATATGCCGAGCGGCCCAGACGGTTTTCCTGAAGCGCGTCGCGCAGTTCCAGAGCGGTCATGTTCCACGACACGTTCGGAGCCTGATTGAGGCGCGAGGGAACCGTAAGCTGGTTCGCAACCTGCGGGGTTACCGGAGTGCCGATTGCGCGGGTCTGCGAGCTAAGGATATACGGAACCGGACGCCAAATGGTGTCATTCGCACGCTCCATAAGCTGGCCATCAGTGCCATACTTCTTGACGGCCTTGGACTCGACAAGCAGGTCATTCATGCCAGCGAGGATATCCTCAAAGGCAACCCGCTCTTCTTTACTGAAATTGTTGGCCATGTGTTTTCTCCTATCATGGCGAGCAAAAAATGCGCCTAAGCGCGGTTCTCTACTCGCCATTCAGGGCATGGCGGGGGCCTCTAAATCGCTGGCGAAGCGAATACTGCCACGCGCACCTTACACTAACGCGCCCCTTGATGCAAGCGGGCGCTATCCAGCCCGCATTTGCCGCTTGTAAGCCATAACCTTAGTGAAGTCGCCAGTCTTGGCCGCTTCTTCGCGCAACCGTTCAAGCGTGTTGTCTATAGCCCCAGCAACACCCGGTGCAGCACTGCCAATGCGCTTTTCCGGTGCAGGCTTTGAACCACCGCGAACAATTTTCATGCTGCTCTCCATACGGCCCAGTTCAAACGCAAACTCAACCGGATCATCAATCTCGGCAAGCGCCTTTGCCTTTTCAGGATTACGGCCCAACGCATAGACAAGCGTTGTCGGGTCTTTTGCGCCCTGCTTGATAATGCCCATGCGAACGTCATTTGCCATAATGCCGGGGAATGGCTTGGCAAAAATCTCGGCAACGGTCGCCTCGGCTTCGTCAAAGTCCTGCGCACCCAGCTTTTCCTTACCGGCCTCGTAAGTCGTCAGTTTGGCTTCCCAACGCTGCGCTGCACGTTCCTGCAATGACTGCTGTTCCGCCATCGCCGCATCATGGGCGCGCTTCTTGTCATACCAATCGGCAAGCTTGCCCTCAAACGCATCAGCGTCATAATCGCAGCTTTCCAGCGTAGGCTTTTCCGGCAGTGCAGGCAGTCCGGGCGCGCTAACATCACCCGCTTCCAACGCCTTCAGCTTCTTCTTCAGTTCGCGGTTTTCACGCCGGACGTTCTTAACCCACTCTGGCGCGCCGTCGTCTTCCGCTTCGCCGCCAATCTCGACAACAAGGCCAAGGTCTTCCGGCGCATTTTCGCTTACGTCATTGCCGCCTTCATCCGGCGCTTCGGCTTCTTGGGCAACGCCAGTCTCAACAACCTCGGCTTCGGGCGCGTCTTGCAGTTCAATTTCGTCAGACATTAATCACCTATGTCTCACCCGTCATAAAGGCGCGGGCGGCTCGCCTGCTTCACGCAAAGTTCTAAGCGTCTCTGCTTCCTTCTTCGCCGTGTCAGCATCTACGTTGTCAGTCTCGGCAACAGTCTTATCAACTTTGGCTGCAATCTCAAGTGCACGGGCCTTATCCAATTCGGCCTGCGCAAGGTTCTTTGCCGCTTCAGACGCAAGAAACTCTGCTTGCGGATCGGGCTGCTGGTTCTGTGCAGCCGCTTCCATAGCCTCGCGCTCTTCGTCGTTAGGATCTTCAACACCCATTTGAACAAGCTGCTTGCGATAATATTCGTTGACCGAATTAAGGCCCTCGCCTTCCATATTCATCAGGATCACAGCCTGCAAAATCTTCGCGTCCGCAGGGTCGCTAGTCATTTGCAGCATACCCGCCAGCGTGCGCACAACCGCATTGCGCTTGCTTTCAAAGCTAGGCCCAACGTCAACCGTTACGTCAAAGTCAGCCCGCGACAGGTCGTTACGCTCAATCATCTTGCCCGTATCAGGATCAAGCGCAGGCTCTAGCAGCGTGGCGCTCTCAAGATTGCCGCGCTCACCAATCATTTTCATCTTGCGCTTGGGTTCGGTGTAAAGCTCTTTGGCCATCGACAGCCAGACTTCAGCACACCGACGCATCGACTTGGCAAAGTTGCTCATGTAGAGGAACGCTTGCGTATCAAGGCGCTGCTGGATCATCTCCACAGCCTTGCCCGACATATTTGAGACCATCTCCTCGCCGTCCTGCGGGCGTCCGAGAATATCCATCATGTCTTGTTCGCTGGTTTGCATAAGCGCAGCCAACGCTGGCGGAATAGCAGGCGGTTGCGTGTAGCCAATCGGACCCGCAGGTTGCGGATTACCCGCCGCGTCCGTAATCGGGTTCACAAGCAGATACGGATAATCCTTAAGGTTATCCTCCTGCCACATGATTTGATGCCCCGCGACTTGTTCGGGCGTAAAGATAGGCTTTTGATCGCTGCCCTTCGCCGCCAGTTCAAGCAATTTGGCATACTGCGCATTCTTGATACGCTGCGCATCCTTCGCAAGCCGCGTGTGGCCCATGATGCGCTCTACACCATCCACCATCCACCGCTTGGCATAAAACGGAATGATCGGAATATGCTTGCCCGCGATATAGCCGCAGTCTTCAAGCACACCTCCGCCGCTCATGATATACTTGTGAACCTTGCGGCGCTTGGCTTTTTTCTCGCGCACCTTGGCAAAGCCCTGCACAGTCATAACGCCTAGTGCGCTATCAACAGTCTCAACCTTGGCAAAGTCGGTCAATTCGTCATCAGTGAAACGATGCTCTTCGCCTTCCACGTCAATGAACACGTGAACCGTCTCGCGCTTTTCCTCTACCTCGTAATACTCGGCAAGGTAAACGACATCAGGGGTGCACCAATCAAATTCGGTGTAAACGTTATCCTTCGGCCAGCTTGCAGGGTCTTGGCCCCACTCGGCAATAAACGCATCAACCGTTTGCGCGTAAATCACATAAGCGCATTTGGCGTCCGACTTGTCATAACGCTTGGCGTCAATGTCAAAGAACACGCTGCTGTCAGCATCAAAGATCGGCTCAAACCGAATGCGCTGGCGCTCGTCATCATCGTCTTCGTCGTTCTCGTATTCAGCACGCAAGCGCCATGCGCCCATGCCACCCGTCACACCCTCGTCAAAGGCGTTATCGTAAGCTTCTTCGGCGCAGCTATCTTGCTCGTCAGCCCGATAAATCCCATCGCACACGTCTGCCAATTCGTCATTCTCTGCACCATCCTTCGGCACAAAGTCGGCAGTGATACGGTTGTTGCGATACTCGCCGTAAATCCGCTGAAGCGCAATCTGCACTTTGTTGACTTCAGGCTTGGGCTTGTTCTCGAATTGCTCGCCAAGCCGCCCTTCCCACTGCCCGCCGGGGATTGTGGCGAAACGCCTATCCTCTTGGCATTGCAGCCGCGTTTCCTGCGATGCCGCCCAAATGCGGTCAAACTCGGCCCGCGCCTTTGCGTGAACCTTTGCTAGCGTATCTGCTTTATTCGGGCGTGCCATATTCGCCCCTTACCACGTTACAATTCATCGCGCAATTCACCAGCGATGGGCGCGGGGAAGTGGGGTAAACTCAACCCGTTTCGGTTGCGCTCGCCTTACACCCTCCACCGCATAACGCAGCGCGTCAATCAGGTGATTGTCCTTGTCCTCAAGGAGCGGCAGCACCAATCCCGTAAGGCTATCGACCTTCCAACTGTAGTGTGTCAGCTCGTCGATCAGGTGCTGGCAGCGCGGGTGGATCACCAAATCGTAGGACTTGAGAAACTCCACGCCCTCTTCAACCGAACGCGCCCCCTTCACTGCTGGAATGATCAGGGGAAAGCCATTGCGGCGCAGATAGCTAATCGTCTCCGGCCTGCTGCTATCCGCCACCAGCGGCCAGCGTTCGGCGTCGGGAATGCCCATAAACAGCGCGGGCAGGCGGTCGATCTCGATACCAAGCCCCCACGCCTCATGGTCAATGTAAATCTCGCGCCCACTGACCCAGCACCGAAGCGCGCATGATGGGTCAATGCTGAACCCGAAGTCAGCGCCAAGCCGGTAGTCAACATTCGTCGGGCTATCAAATTCCTCTACGCGCCAGTTCTTGAATACCCGCGCTTCGCTGTTCCGGCGATATTGCCCTTCCCATATGTGCAGATACTTGTCGTAATCCCGTTGCCGGTCAAACTCCATTGCCTCGCGCAAAACGTCAGGAAACCACGGATTGTCGGTGTAATTGACCTGGCGCACGATGCTATTCGGCGGCGGGCCTTTTTCGCCGCGCAACAGCACGTCAATCGGATCGGTTTCTAGATCAGGGTTCCACGACCAGACCAACCGGCTGTTCGGCGCACGGATCGTCGGGATTACCGTGTCAATGCTGGCCTGCGAAAACGTCTGCGCTTCCTCGCCCCAGAACGTGGTGATGCCCTCAATAGACTTGATGCCGTTCGCGTTGCCTTTGATGCCGGAAAACAGAAACAGGCTATCGTTCGGGCCGCGTATTTCGGTTTCTGTGCTGTCGAACACCGAGCGCAAGCCAAGCCGGTCAATTTCGTCGTCAAGCAAGCGCTTAACGCTGTCTTTAATGCTCTTTTGAATTTCGCGCCCGCATAATACCCGCTCGTGGCGCTGTGTGGCTTGCAGGACTAGCGCAGTGGCAATCGTGCGAGATTTACCGCCACCGCGCCCGCCATGCAGCCCTAAATGACGAAACGGCTTCCAAAGCAATTCGCCATATTCGGGAAGCTCAACCGCCTTGCGCGCCATCGCGAGCCTTGCGGAACGTCATGTCAAAGCCGGTCGGTAATGGATTTTCAGGATCAGAGCCGTGCAATTGCCTGTCAGCCCAATCCTGCTTGAAGCGATTTTTCATTTGGAAAATGTAGCTGGTGGCATTGTAACCATCAACCGCGCCAAACGTAGCTTCACGACCTTTACGTTCCCACCAAGCTTGAGATTTACGCAGCGCTTCTTTTACGGCTTCCAAAAATTCAGGATGCTGCTGCTGATACGTCTCGAAGCTTGTAAATGTGATGCCAAGTTCTTCCGCCATTTCGCATTTGCCCATGCCTTGCGAGCCGCATTCAATTACGCGTTCGCACATTGCGGAATTGTATTTTGTCGGGCGTCCTACCTTAGCCATTTGCCTTAACTACACCTTCTGCTTGTTATTGGCAAACCGTCCGCCAAGTGCACTGCCCTTTGTCGCAGATGTAACGCTGCTGGCAGGTGCGCGTTCCGATAGGTGGCAGAGCGGGCGGCTGGATCGGGCGAATTGTCGGCAACGGCGGAAGCGGCTGCAATTCAAGCGGGCCGTCAATGGCGAGCAGCGTATCCATTGCCCGCCTCGCCTGCAACGCTACTTCCATCGCGGCAAGATCGGCTTCCAGTTCGGTAGCGGTCAGTTGAGTGTAGCGGCTCATATCGTCTCTCCAGATTGCGGGGGTGGGGGAAGGGGCATCCAGTGGGTTGGGTTCACAATGTTGGGCGTCACTATCGGAAGGTCTTCTGGATCCGCATATGCAAGGTATGCTAGCGGCAAAAGGC